TCACAGATCTAACGGGAGTACAAGCTTCATAAGTCCCCCGTTTAACTGACGACACGCCCTAGCAACTTCCCCAGCAGCCAAAATGACATTGCCCCCGCCATAGAAATTAGAACTACTTGTAGCAGAAAGACGAATATCATTCAGGACCCTATCTCCAGACTGAGCCCAAGACGATATTAACGTATTATTGTTATCTATGACTACCAGTCCCGCCAACACACCGTCGGTATCTGTATCAGAGATAATTGCTCCGGGCTTTTCAAGAATAAGGCCACCTGATTGTACTATTTCATGTACAGCAGAACCATTTTTTTCAATTATGAGCAAACCACCGGAAGAAATAGTATCCCCGGATGCCACTCCGCCTGAGTAAACATCGATACTACCCTGCGAAAGAACAACCGTCCCAGAAACAATACCCTGACTATAAACATACAATGCCCCTCCAGATTCTACAGTATCAGAGGTAACAACAGCCAATGCGGAATGATCAATGTCATCGACGTCATTATAATCATCATACGCCACATCCACTTCGGCGCCACCTTGGAGAGTAGAAAAACTTGCCGACCCTCCATTGCGAATATTTTGGTAACCATCATTAGAACTCACAACAGCGCTTATACTGAAACCGCCTGACTCTACAGTCTGGGATCCAAAATCGATTTGTGTGCGTATGCTACTGCCATATACTAATTCTACCCCTCCCCACTCAGTACTACTCTGAAGCAAGTGAGTGTCCTGAACTAGGCCACCAGATTCTACGAGAAGGGTATCCCCCCCGCTGATGGTCAGGCCGGAGGAAGACTGACCGGAGGAGACGATAATTTGCGCCATGACGTTTGAGATCCATTGAGCTGAACAGGTCTGAGCGGCAGCCGTGAAAGGGCTATGATGAAATATGTCTGAAAAATGTCACTGGCTGCCGTTCTACAGGAAAAATGCTGTACCTGTAAGTGCGGCAGGGCATTCTGTTTCCACCCGGAGGGATCTGAAAAACCTTTTTTGACTCAGGTTTTCTCAAAAATAACAACATTTATTCCCATGAAGGATAAATGTTATAAGATTACGGAAGCTATCTTTGATCAATCCGCCTTTTTTAGCCGCCTGCCGGGCCGCCCACGCGCCGTTTTTACAGCCTGAAAGGGCCAGAGGCCGGGCGTGAGCGGACGCTCAGACAATTCAGAGATCAGGGAATCGCGCCGAGCGTCGCCAGTTTCCACCCGGCGGAGGTGTAGATGGCGGGGGTATCATCATCCGCATCGTAGAGTGTGGTGCCAATGGGCAGGTTGCTCATGCCTTTGATGGCCGCACGGGAGAAGGTGGGCAGGCGGACACCTGCCGCCGGGGTTAAGGCACCGCTCAGCGTTTCATTCCCTGCTGTATCCAGCGCGCGCAGGGTTGTGCTGCCATTGGCGTCCCGCAGACCGGTGGCAGTGTAGCCGGTGGTGATGACCCCCGTAGGCTCCCACGCCACAGCCTGACCGCTGCCCAGCCGCAGAGCCTGCGCTGTTGCCAGCCCGGACAGATTGACCCCGATGCCGGCTGTGCCAGTCACTGTCACAGCACTGGCGGAACTGTTGTTTACATGGGTTGTCATGCCGCTGTTCAGGGTGCTGCCCGTCACGGTTTCATTCCCGCTCTGGTCCAGCGTGCGCAGAGCCGCGCCACCCCATGTGTCCTGCAATGTGCTGTTGGCAAAACGGGTTTGCACGGCTGCCGTCTGCTCCCACGATACGGCCTGCCCTCCGGCAAGACGCAGCGCATCCGGTGCGGTGAGGCTGGTGGTATCCAGCCCGATTGCGGCCTTACCCTGCGCTACAAAAGCGGATGCGGTGGGCTGGCTGAGGCTGACGACCGTCTGACTGTTATGGGCGGCACCGGGAATGGTCTCATTCCCCTGCGTGTCCAGTGTGCGGGCCACTCCGGCGGCGACCTGTTCTGTCAGTTTGCCGTCAGCAAAACGGGTTTGCACAACAGCCGTTGGTTCCCATGAGAGCGCCTGCCCTGCCCCCAGACGCACGGCCTCCGGTGTGGTCAGGCTGCTCAGATTGAGGCCGATCAGCGCCTGCCCGCCCAGTGTCCACGCCACACCGCTGCCGGGGTTGGCAATCGCGGTGGTGACATCCCCGTTCATGCCGACGGAAAAAAGCGGCGTGGTGTCATACCAGTAGCGCAGGGTATAGGCGGCGGAATCAAACTGAAAATGCGGTTTGTGATCATCACTGAACGCAAGATTCCGGTTTGCGCCAATGTTCAGCACCGGCGCATTATTGACCGGCGTGCTGCGGGAGAGGTCAATCCCCGCAGTATCAAACCGGCCTGCCGCATCAATCATGATGCCATACGCACTTGTGCTGTCATTATTGCCCAGCGCAATGCCTTTGCCGATGCGGCCGGGGGTGCCGGTGCTGTCTGCTCCGGCAATCTGAAGCTGGAGGCCAATACGCCAGTTATTGGGATCATCCGCGTTGGCGTAAACATCAATTTCCCGCCCCACCAGACTGCCAGCAATATTGGAAGGCTGGCCAGTATCATCACGGGTTTCATCATACCCGGCCCAGATCTGGGAGCGGGAGCCTTTGCCGTCCGCCAGTGCATTGGCGGGTCTCTGCGCCATACTGGCCTGCGCCACATGCTGGCCGCCACCAAAGGCGGCGCTATTCAGCACCGTGGAGTGGCACCAGACATAATCATTCAGTGCGGCCCCCACGGACGGGATGGTGCAGTTGCCTTTTTCCAGATTCATGACAAATCCGGCCGTGCCGCCAGAATGCGTAATATCCAGATCCTTGCGCAGCACCGGGGGCATATCCGCCGCTGTCTGGCCGCGCACAAAATATTTGCCTCCCTCCAGCGTGCTTTCCAGCACATCCGTGCCCAGACTGAGCAGCGGACCACCATCCGCCTGCAAGGTGCCATTCGCCTGCCACAGGTTGGGCGTGCTGCCCGTAGGTGCTGATTTAAGCGCAAGTTTTCCGGCGGGAAGCTGAATGACCGCGCCAGACGCCGCAGCATTTTTAGCCGCCTGAAGGGCGGCGGTATCATCCGTTTTACCGTCCAGCGCCAGACCGAAATCCTTTGCGTTCAGCTGGTCGGCAAAGCGTTCCGCCAGCGGCCTGCCAACGGCCCCGGCTGCGCTAATCCGTGCGGTGGCGGAGGACAGATCCCCCGAGACCGGGGCTGTCATTACCCCGGTGGCATCCAGCCCCGCAACGCCGTTCGGACTATTTTTGTCCGACTGCTGCACGCTGCCATCCGCCATCGCGCCGATCTGGCCAATGGTCGCATTCTGCCACAAAGCTGGCACGCCGGTTGCCGCATCCAGCCCGCCCGGAGGCCGGGTGGGACCATAGACCGGGGCGCTGCTGGCCAGCGGGGACGCCGTGAGAACACTCCGCAGACGCGCCGTTTTAGCGAGCAGAGGCGAGGCCGAAGCTGAGGAGGCTGAAGCCCCCGTCTGGGCAGACGCGGTTGCACCAGAGCCGGAATACGGGGTGGCTGATGCCGGGATGGTGGCCGTGGCAGCCGTATCCGTGGACTGCGCGGACTGTGTTGCCTGACCAAGCACCTGATATTGCGGGAGCAGATGATTAGGCCGCGCAAATGCCGCAACCCCGGCCCCGGCCACAAGCGCGACACCGGAACACAGGCTGAGAAGAAAACGGGTTTTGAGAAGAGATGTCATGCAGACGTGCCTTGTGAAATGCAGAGATAGCCGCCGTTATTCCACCAGACACCGGAGATGCCGGGATCTGTGGTGGGGAGGTCCATGGCCATCAGCACATGCCCGTTCCGCACCCCCAGACAGTCCAGACCACCCAGCACCAGATTGCCCTCCTGCGAGAGTGTGGCGAGGCCATTGGGGACACCCTTTTGAGCAGCAACAACGGTTGACGCGGCTCCGGCCGCGCGGGAGGAGGCTGTCTGTGCCTGTGTGGCGGCATCCTGCGCCTGTGTGACGAGGGTTGAGACAATACCGCTCACCTGCCCGCCCTGTGCGTCCACATACGCTTTATTGACCAGATGGGTGCTATCCGTCGGCGCAAGAGCGCAGCTCAGCAAGCCTGTAAGCGTATCACCTGTTTTGGAAACGGCCCCTGTCCAGATGGCAGATTGCGGGACAAACTGCCCCTGCCCGCTGAAGATACCAAAAACAAGATCAGCCGGTGCAGGCTGAGACTGCACCGGCAACGCCGAAAGCGGCATACCACTGGGCGTGGATGCCGTGAAACTGTTTGACCCGGACATGGGTTCTCCCGTTACGCGATAAGATAAGGGGTTCCGGAGGGGCCGGTGAGGATCGCACCGCCCGGCAACGCCAGAGCATTGGGGGGCACGGGCGTACCATCGGCCAGACGCGGGACGGGCTGCGCCTGCGCCGCAGGCGTGTCCGCCAGAATGGCCACGGAGACAGGCTGCACGAGGCTGCGCCCCTGCTGCGTGGTAACGCACACCTGAACCTGCTGCACCGTGCCCGGCACGCCGCCCCCCAGAAAAAGACAGGCCTGCCCCTGCAAAAGCGTGGCCCACAAAACGGTCAGGTCTGTCACGGCCCCGGTGGACGTGAGCACGCGGGCGGAAACAGAGGTGAGGGAATCTCCTGTACCATAGAGCCAGTTTTCCGGATTCAGACTGAAATCCAGATTATCGCCGCTGGCTTTGGGCGCCCATGCAAGGCAGAGGTCTTCCGCCACCAGCCCCCGCAGGCGCAGGCCGGGCGGCGGTGTGAGCGGAAGTGTGCGGGCCGGGGCGGGCTGCCAGTTGGGGGACGGCAGAGGCGGGATCATGCCGGGGGCTCCGGCAGGGTTGTGCGGGTTGTCTCCTGCCCTTGTGCAATGGCCCGCAAGGCTTTGAGGTAATCCACCCACACCTGCGGGGTCGGGTCATTCAGGGCGCCATACTCTTCCCACACGGTCTGGCGGCCCGTGACCAGTGCGTTGCGGGCCTGTGTTGCCAGCGGCACGGGTGGGATGGGTGCTGTGTAGTCAATTACTTTTCCCGCCAGCACACCGCGGCCAGTCGGCAGGTGGAAAGACGTGGTATCAGACCAGTCTTCCGCGCTGACGGGAAGCAGGTTTGACGCAGGCGGCACGGTTGCGACGCTGCTCATCCCCCATGTATCATACCAGCCTGTTACCGGGGTGGGCTGGGTGGCTGACAGATCATACGCCGCATAATAACGGTCTGGATAAAGTGTTTTTATGTCTGTCATTAGCGTGGTCCGATCGCAATAATCGAAACAGTTTCATTGGATGAATTACTGTCCGGCGGAATATTGATGGCAAATTGTGTGCTGGACCAGTTGTACGTCCATACATCCATATCCCCGTTCTGACTGGCATTGGCGACAACCGCGACAGGCGTGCCGGAAAACGCAACGGGGAACGTCACGTAATTTGTGCCACTTCCGGCATGGACAACATTGGGCACTGTAAACGCCTGTATGCGGTGCCCATAGGCCAGATTGATCACACGATTATCAGATGTTGCGAAGTCACTCGCGTAGGTTGTCGCCGCGACATAGTTTTGCAGGCTTGAGGCGGGCGCGTAATTTTGCAGGTCCGCGTGTGTGGCGTAATTCTGGAGATCAGATCTGGCGGCATAGTTTTGCAGGTCTGACACATACGCGACATCCCCGTACTGACTGTCATTCAGGCGCTGGTTCTGGCTCCACCGGATATAACGCCATGTCCCGTCATTAAATTGCAGGGAAAGCACAGCCCGGAAGGTTGTGCCCACCTGCTCCTGCAGGCCCATTGAAAACTGCCCGCCCCGCCCTTTGGCTTTGGAAGAGAAGGTTGGATAGTTGATATAATCCCCGATTTGCGGGTTGGTGGGGCTGGCCTGCGCAAAGACCCCGTCAAACCCTTCCTGCACCAGAGCCCCATCCACTGTCAGCCAGGAGACAACGCCCCCGGACAAAGGCAGATATCCGGTAAACAGGTTTTGCCATGCAGCGCCTGACGCACCGGGGGTTGAGACGTTATCATCCGTCGTGGAAACCCAGAAGGTACCGGGGGTTGTCCCCGACACAACAGCACCGGCGGGATAGCCGCCGATGGACTGCGCAAAGCCCGAATCAAACATCCCCCAGCATCCGGCCTGATACGCGCGGAGAATTTTGGAAATAAGGTTAAGCAGGCCGTTCATATCCTGCCCGCGCGGGGGCACGCCCCCGGCGGAACGGGCTATAAAGGTTTCCGGCGGAAAGCCCAGCGCGAGCGAGGCCGTGCCATCCCCCGGATGGGCCTGTGTTGCGGGAATGGCCGCAATGTCACTCCCCGCAGCATTCGCGGCAATGGGTGTGGCGAGACGGGCGGGAAAATCAGACTGCTTCATGCATGCCCCCTGATGGCGTAAGAGACGGCCACACCGGCCGGACGCGGCAGGACACCGCTGCTCTGAATGATGGAAATCTGCACATCGGTCGGGATAAAATTAAAAACGTAGCTCATGCTCATTGTGCCGTGGTCTTCCACCCACGCATCGCCCTGCCCGGCAAACAGCGCCATGAGAATGGCGTTCAGGCTGAGGACAGAACCATCCGTGATATTAGCCATTGCCTTGGCGTAAATGAGCTGACGGAACCCTTCATCAGACAGGCGCACATTGCTGCTTGTCGCCGTGCCGTTGTACCAGGGGGCCGTGTTAAAGCCCTGTTCCGTCAGGTCAGCCGCCTCTAAAAACCCGATGAAATTTTCAGACGAAATTGTCAGGACGCGCTGAACGCCGACAATCCGGCCCCACACATCCAGCCCATATCCCTGCGCCGTGGCGATGTTCCAGATATGGTCATACCACTCACTAATCAGGTCCGCCGGATCAAAAGCCTGATTCCACGCGGTAATGAGCGCGTTGATCCCCGGCGCGCAGGCATATTGTGACAGGAGTGTTTTCTGCACGCTCTGCATCAGACAAACTCCACGCTGATGGTGGTGCTATCCAGCGTCGGGATCTGGTTTGCCTGCATCTGCACAGACAGACCTGTGGGGTTTGCGCTGGTGCCAAGCGTGATTTCCGTAATCTGGGCCCATCCGCCAAGAGCCGAGACGGCTGCATAAAACCGGCTTGCATAGAGTGTGCTGGCAATCCGTGCGCGGGTTCCGCCATCATCCCCCAGAAAAACAGATTGTACGGCAGCCTGAATATCCGATGTCCCGGTTGACGGCACGGCAGCGGAGGCAACGAGACGCACGGTGACATAGACCGGCGTGGCAACAGGCCTTTGAAAACTGACTGTGTAGCTCGGTGGTGTTCCGTAGGTGCTGGCCGGGTCTGTGACCGTAACGCTGGTGTTGCCATTACAGGCGCAGCCCGGTGGCTTTTTGCGCAGAATAGCCAGAGCAATGTCCGCATCCGCGCCGCCATTGACGCACACATACAGGCTGTGCGGCGCGAGTGTTACACCATTGACCGTGACACTCGCGGCGGTGCTGTTATCTGTCACATAGGCGTCCGTCACCCCGGAGACAGCCTGAACAGCAGCGGAAATGGCATCCAGCGGGCCAATGGCGTTTGCGGCAACCGATGTTTTACGCCGGGCCTCAAAGGCTGTGCGGCTTTCCACCGCGCGGCCTGTAACGCCAGCAACCGGGTTATTCACCCCGCTCCACCCGGCCACGGACTGGCTGATACGCACACTGCCAGCCGGGCAGACAACCTCCCCCGCGCTGGTGCAGGTAAAAAGCCCCTGCGCTGTGCCGGTGCCATCCAGTGTCAGGGTCGTGTTCGCTGTGTAGCTGTTGCCGGACTGATCCGTAATCAGCGTGCCTTGCGGAATGACTGTACCCGCCGCCCCGGTGCAGACACAGGTAACGGTTGTGGGCGTGGCAGGCAGGCGGGACATAAAATAAATGCGCCCGATGGCATCCTGCATCCGGCCTTCAGCGCGGGCCGGGTCCACCCCGTTGGCGAGGGCCAGAAACTGGTCATACGCATCCCCCAGAATGGCGGTGAGCGACATGGCAAGCTGGCCCTGTGGTGTGGAAAGATCCGTTGTCAGGGTATTGCCAAAAGCGGCGTTGATATCAGCCAGAACGCCGCTGAGCATATCGGCTTCTTCCGGCATGATGAAGCCCGTGGCATCCAGCACAGGAGCCGGGACAGACGTGGTGCCGGAAGAGGCTGTGCCGGAGGAGGACTGGCTGGCAGAGGGTTCAGAGGCTGACAACGGTCTGGCTCCCATCAGTAAGAGTAAGCTGGATCACGCCGGACAGACGGCGGGCCGGGCTGAGGCCGGTGAGAACACAGACAGCCTGCGCCACGCCCTCCACACCGAGGGCCGTCTGCTCAACATCTGAGCGGAACAGAGCCGCGGACTGGGTGCGCCCCAGAATGGCGGTAAGATAAGGCAGGCCGAGTGTTGTGTTGTACCAGCACTCCCCCAGAAAGACGCGCACCGCACAGGCGACGTTCTGGGCGACGGCGTAGGGCGCTGACGCGACGGCAATGCTGCCGCTGGCGTCAACCACCAGATCCCATGTTGATCTGTCGAGAAGCAGGGTTTGCATTCTGAGGGTCTTTTATGTGTGTGGGTGTGACGGAGGATGCGATGCGCTGAGAAGAGACGCTGCGGACAACTGTGCCGGAACGCTATGGCTGACCACGCAGGGCCACAACCGGGACACCCCTGAAAACTGAATAGGGTTTATCCGCCAGATGCCGCAGCGGCGCAGGCAACCTTAGCGCCAGCGTGACGTTTGAAGAGCAGACCCATGACGGAACAGGTTTGAGGTGCAGGCCTGAGCAGACCCCGTTCTGCACGCCCTGAACGCTGTGCGGCATTTTGTGCAGCCTAAAAAAGTGGCCTTAAGGCTGCATCATTCTGAACTGAACCCTTATTGTATAGTCCAGCAGGCAAAGGCAGATGACCATGAGCGCCAGATCAGCCCATACTGACCAGACAACCGTGACGCTGGGAGAGGAAACCGTGCAGCGCGGTGCGGGCGGAGAAACGCACCAGAGGGCGGGCGGTGACGTCCCGACCCTGACAACGCAGCAGGGTGTGCCGGTTTCTGACAACCAGAACACGCTGAAGGCCGGTGCGCGTGGGCCGAGCCTGATGGAAGATTTCCATTTTCGGGAAAAACTGTTCCATTTTGACCATGAGCGCATCCCGGAGCGTGTTGTGCATGCGCGTGGCTATGGAGCACATGGTTATTTTGAACTGACCAACTCGCTCTCCAACATTACCAGCGCGGATGTGTTGCAGCGTGAGGGTGAGCGCGTTCCGGCGTTTGTCCGCTTTTCTACCGTGGCGGGCAGCAAGGGCTCGACCGACCTCGCGCGGGATGCGCGAGGCTTTGCCGTCAAGCTGTATACCAAGGAAGGCAACTGGGACATTGTGGGGAACAATATCCCCGTGTTCTTTATTCAGGATGCCATCAAGTTTCCGGATATGGTGCATGCGGTGAAGGAAGAGCCGGACCGGGCCTTTCCGCAGGCGCAGTCCGCGCATGATAATTTCTGGGATTTTATCTCCCTCACCCCGGAAAGCATGAACATGATCATGTGGGTGATGTCCGACCGGGGCATCCCCCGCTCCTTCCGCTTTATGGAAGGGTTTGGGGTGCATACCTTCCGCTTTGTAAACAAGGCGGGCCAGTCCACCTACGCCAAATTCCACTGGAAACCAAAAATGGGTTTGCAGTCGGTTGTGTGGAATGAAGCCCTGAAAATCAGCGGGGCGGACCCGGATTTTCATCGTCGTGATTTATGGAACGCCATTCAGTCCGGCAATTTTCCGGAATGGGAGCTGGGTGTTCAGCTTTTTGACGACGAATTTGCGGACCGGTTTGAGTTCGACATTCTGGATGCCACCAAGCTGATCCCCGAGGAAGTGCTGCCGGTGCAGCCCGTGGGGCGTCTGGTGCTGGACCGTATGGTGGATAACTTCTTTGCGGAAACCGAGCAGGTTGCGTTCTGCACACAAAATACTGTGCCGGGTGTGGATTTTACCAACGACCCGCTTTTGCAGGGCCGCAACTTCTCCTATCTCGACACGCAGCTTAAACGGCTGGGTGGGCCGAACTTTACACATATCCCGATCAATGCGCCCAAATGCCCCTTCCATACCCTCCAGCAGGATGGGCATATGGCCATGCATAACCCGAAAGGGCGCGTGAACTACGAGCCGAACTCCTGGGGTGGAGAAGCTGGCGGCCCGCGTGAAAACCCGGAAAAGGGGTTCAGGACATTCCCGGCGGAGGTGAGTGGCCAGAAGGAACGCGTGCGGTCTGAAAAATTTGCGGACCATTACAGTCAGGCCCGCCAGTTTTACAAAAGCCAGACCGAGGTGGAGCAGACGCATGTGCAAATGGCCATCACCTTTGAACTGAGCAAGGTGGAAACACCGGCTATCCGCAGCCGCGTCGTCTCGCACCTGCGCACTATTGATGAAGGGCTGGCGAAAGCCGTAGCAGACGGTCTGGGGCTGAACACGCTGCCAGAGGCCGCACCCCCTGCGCGGAAGGTGGTTGATCTGCCGCCCTCCCCGGCTCTCAGCATCCTGAAAAATGGCCCCAAAAGCTTTGCAGGCCGCAAAATTGGTGTGCTGACAACCAATGGGGCCGATGGCGCCTTGCTGGAAGCCTTACAGAAAGCCGCAAAAGCCGAAGGCGCTGAGATCGAACTGATTGCGCCGCAGATTGGCGGCATCAAAACCGCTGATGGCAAGCATGTGCCTGCGGCCCAGCGTGTGCCAGGCGGCCCCTCCGTGCTGTTTGACGCGGTAGTTCTTCTGCCCTCCGCTGACGGCGCAAAGCAGCTTGCGCAGGATGCCGATGCACGGGATTTTGTAACGGATGCGTATGCCCATGCCAAATTTATTGGCTACACGCCTGACGCCCTGCCGCTACTGAAACGTGCCGGTGTGGTCGATGATGCGGTGGATGGGGGCGTGATTGAACTGAAATCCGGAAAAGATGCGGATGGGTTTGTGGCCGCCTGCCGGAAACTGCGGTTCTGGGAGCGTGAGGCGTCTGTTCATTCTGTGTGAGATCACAACATCATAAAGTCTAAGGCAAGTTATCTGTGAGAACTTGCCTTAGAGACCCGATCTGGCTAGCTTAAACAACACAGTTCCGGTAATAGTTCTCTGACTTACTATTCAAGAGACGGAACATGAGGGCACGTCCTCAGGGGCATAATGTTCTGGGGGGCTTTCAAGGCCTTGTCGAAATTTTAGCCAGAGTGACCTTATGTCTTATCCGCAGACGATACAGATTTTTCTACCTTCAGGAGATCCTCAAGGTATCAGGATAGCTGCAATTACTACACGTATTTTACAGGTCTTTGAAGTCCCACGTGTGCAATTGAATACTTTCCTCGCATTGCCGGAAGCAGAGTATGTGGGTGTCTATGTCCTCTTCGGTAGTAATGAAGAGACGGGCAATGATTGCGCTTACATTGGACAAAGTGGAAAAATTGGCAGCCGATTAAAGCAGCACAATGAAAAGAAAGATTTTTGGGACCGAGCTTTAATCGCAATTTCCTTAACAAAAAGTATGACAGTAACTCACGCTCATTTTCTGGAGTGGATAGCGATACAGCAGGCGAATATAGCTGCGCGTTTTGAGCTTGAAAACGGGAAAGATGAAAGAAAGCCACACACACCTGCCCCTATGGAAGCAGAGTGCCGTGAGATATTTGATACCTTTGATATTCTGCTGACGACACTCGGATTCCCGCTTTTCAAACCACTTTTGGATAATACATCTTCCGCAGCAGCTGATCTGACGACTTCGATGACACAGCAGTCACCAGTTCCTGCTTCACCTTCCGGAATTAATCTTTTTCTGAAAGGAGGCGGCGTCGACGCTAGCGCACGTTACACAGAGGAAGGTGTCGTGGTCCGAAAAGGGTCTTACGGACGCAGACTTCCGACCAACACTTTTGCAAAAACAATCCAAAATAAAAAACGTGAGAAAATGATCGAGGAAGGCGTCCTCCGTATTGATCATGATAAGCTCTTTTTTGAAAAAGATTTGCTCTTTCGTTCTCCAAGCACAGCCGCGATTTATGTTTTCGGACGCTCAGCCAACGGTTGGACTGAATGGAAAAATTTACACGGCGAAACGCTCTCCAAAATTATGGGACGCGATCTTAAGGAATAATATTTTCAGGACAAACCAAAAGCCTTTACCCCTGCGGGGTGCCGGTTGTGCCCGAACCGGGCTGGACGCCGGGGTGGGTGTGGTGTGTGAGAGAAATACCGCCTGCGGTGGCGTCCTGCGAGACGGTGAGTGGGCCGTCTATTGAGACAGAACCAGTAATGTGCGTAGTCTGGGCATCAATGCTGAATGTGCCACTAGTTTTTAGCGTAATGCCGTTTTCACTAAACCAGAGATAATCCTCCGGTGTGCCGTTGAGAAAGCCGCCGATATAGAGGGCGTCCGCCATGTTCTGCTGCCTGAATGAGCCGGGGGCTGCACTGGCGCGGGCTGTTTTGACGTTGAAGATGTCACGGTCCGCTACCAGAGCGAGGCCGATATCCCCTTGTGAGGGATCAAGAATAACGGCGCGAGTGCCGCCCTGAAGCCGGAAATAGGGCACGTTATACAGCACACCATGCGGCGTGACGCGCCCCGAGGCGTCCTGCTGATGCACGAGAGGTTGCACATCCACCGTACCGACCGGATTAAGGCCTGTGCCGGACATTCCTTTAACCTGCACGGGAATAATGGTCCTTCGGCCGGAAAGAAGCCGGGTGATAACCATGTTCAGAGCACTGAAATCTGACGCACTGGCATCCGCCCGATTGAAAACAGGGTAAGGGCTGGCGGACGCCTGAGACGCGCTCTGGTTCGGGGATGTTGGCGTGGCGATCTGGGCTGGAGAGACTGAGGAAAAGGTGGAGGTTTGGGTCATGGACGGTGCCTCAGGACTGGGGGCCTCACGCTGCTACTGTCCGGCAGGGTTGTGCGACGAGATCCGTAAACCATGCGCCGTGAGGGGTTTCTGTTTGCAGGGTGTGGCGCACCTGTGTGGCCGTCCAGAGGCCCACCGGCACAGGCCCGGTTTGCTGCCCCCACCCTGCGGGCTGGTAGCGGCTGTGCAGAGCGATCAGGCTGTTGAAACTGATGCGCGGATTGAACAGCATCCGCAAAGCAAGCCCTCCGGCTGACCATGCGGGATAGCCGATCAGCCCTGTTTCCGCTGAGACCGACACAGCCTGCGCGGAACTGGCGGACGCGGTGTATGCTTCCGCGCCCGACGCGGCAATCTGGCCCGTAAAAAGGGCTGGCCAGACAGACAGGTCTCCGCGCCCAAGCCCGGCGCATAGCGGCACAGTATCCAGACACTGGCTGAGTTGCTGGCCGGGGCTTCCGTGAAAATACGGGTCATGCAGAACAAGACCGGGGCCGTGATACCGCAGGGTCAGACCGGCTTTAGCCGCAATACCGCCCAACGCCTGCTGAGCGGAAACCGCGCCTTTATACCCTGTCGGGCTGGCAGGCATGGCGTTGGGAAGGACTGTTGAAAAAGCCTGTGCAACAAAGGCGACATCCGGTGCGCTGGTATAATCCACATAGGCCAGTGTAATGCCGCCCTGAAAAATGAGCGCCGTTCCCCCGGCTGCATCCGGCGCTGTCAGGAGAAGTTCGCTCGCGCTTTGCCGGGTGGGGTCTGGGGTTGCCATGCTCAGGCGGTTCATGACGTCCGGGGTCATGCCCTCCACCCGTACGGTTGCGCTTTCTGCCGTAGGGAAGCGGGCCTGAGTGACTTCGGCATGTACGCGCAGGCCGGACAGGGTGATCGTATCTTCACCGTCAGGACCAAAAGCCTGCGATAGCAGCCGGAACGTCACATCCACAGCGCGGTTCTGGAGCGAGGTTTGCGACATGGTGAGCGTGATCCGGAGCCAGAGGATGGAAGGTCAGGATGACCAGATGGGAGCGTAGAGCAGGAGAAAGCGGGAACCGAGGCCTGTTGTGTCCGGGTCCTGCTGGCCCTGAGTGTCGGCAAACAGGAAATCTCCGGGCAGGCCGATTGCGGCGTCCCGCACCAGCCATGTGCGGTCCTGACACAGTACACCGGACAGAAGCCGCGTGGTGCTGGCATCAAAATCCGCATACAGGCCGGTGCTGCGCTGACGCAGGGTGATCTGTACGAGGGTGCCGGAAAGCGAAACCTTGAGTGTCTGCGCGGGAAGACCCGACAGAGGCACTGTGAGCAGGGAGGACGCGGGGACCAAGCTGCCCTGTGCTGTGGTGATGAAACCTGAGGACACCAGGGATGTTTGCTGGGATAGTGAAGACATGCGGAAACCACTCCGGTTATGTGGGGCTGGAGGGTGTTTGTGATATTTTATGGAAAAAAGGGCGGTTGTGCGAAGCACGGAACACGGAACACGGAACACGGAACACGGAACACGGAACACGGAAGCGCCTTCTTGAGATCTTCCTCAAGAGCGTCCATCAAAAAAACCGGCGTCTCTGATACTTTGTCCTGATATAGCCGCAAGAAGTCTGCTCCCCTGCTGGTGGATGGGCAGGAGAGCAGGAAAGAGTATGTTTATTAAAGCTGTTTTGTGTAGCCGAGCAGCTTTGTTTTCAGGTCAGCAGCGAGTTTCTGCAGATCAGCGTTTTTAGATTCAGCGCTGCTCCGATCAAGCGCCGGAATTGTCGTTTTTTTAGTGCCTGCAAGGTAGCGCACATAGCGTTTGTCAAATGCCGCGCCGTGCAGGGCTTTCATCTGATCAATCACTTTCTGGCTCTGTGCTGAGGGCTTGGCCGCCAGTTCTGTCTTGCCGGTTGCGGCGAGTGTGGCCAGCGTATCGTGATTGGCTGTCAGATCCTTGACGATTGTTGTGCCAAGCTGTGCGATATCGCTCCGGGCGGCGTGCGTCTGGGCAAGAGTGGCCAGTGCGATATGGGTCAGATCGGCATCATTGATCGCGGCGGCGAGATTTGTATCAGCCACGGGAAACGGTTGTGCCAGAGCGGGCAGCGGGGGCGCGGGCGGCTGGCCGGGATTCATGCAGGCGCTCAGGGCAAACAGTGAGATAACGAGGGACGAGCAGGTCAGCACCTGATGACGGGACGGACGCAACATGATCAACAAATTCTCCTTTGACCGCAGCAACCCGTTTTGCAGGACAGCGCGGAGCCTCAGACAACACTCTTTAACAATCCCATGATAATAGCGTATGAAAAGGAAGAAAAGGCAATACAGGCGTGACGGACGCCTGATTTGAAGAGAAAATCTATAGAAGTCATAATACAAACGTCATATTAACACGAGAAAATCATATTTTGTCAGGAGAGAAATATTTTACGCGCTGTCTCTCCTCTTGCATTGCATGAAAAGAGCACTGTAGCGTAATAACTCTGTACGTCTTGATAAAAGCTTTTTGGACATGGTGTGAGGATAGTCGGGAAAATGAAGTGTCGTCTCTGGGGTCTGTTTGCGGTTACCTCGCTCTCTGTCGGTTTAAGTGGATGCGGGTATTTTGATTCCCGCTCTGCCCATAAAGCACAGATCGCGATGCTCGGGATGACATCCTATGATCTTCAGGCCTGCGCGGGGCTGCCGTCAGCCACCAAACAGATTAATGATACGACGCAGATTTTTGTCTACACAGGCTCTCAGGCCGCGCCGAGCTATGGTGGCTCCACGCTTATCCCGGTGGGGGATATCTCAACCCTTGTCAACGTGCTGGGCGGCGGTGGCGGCACGGGCTGTACGGCTGTGATCCGTCTGGATAATGACCGCGTTTCCGACGTGCATTATACCGGTAATGATGATGAAATGATCGGCACGGACGGCGTGTGCTCAATCATCACCCGTGGGTGTGCCCGCCAGCCGGAAGGCACGATGAACCGCTCTACGGGCGGGATTTTTGGTCCTGTTTCGGCCTTCCACCCGCCCAGAACGCCGCAGCAGTCTCCCTCTGCGACCTATTCCAAACAGTCCGGAAATGTTGAGCTGAATACCGAGAAGAAATCTGCCGCACCGATTATTGTGCCGCGGACCCAATAAAAACTGGCCGGAAAAGGCTGGTTTAACCGGAAAAAGGGGGTGTTGCGCTTGCAACATCCCCTTTTTTATTAATGGGCTCCATCAGATGTCTGGGGTGCGCCCGTAAGCTGTGAATTACGGGATGCCAGTGAAAAGGCCTTTTCTGTCACCCAGCGCAAGGCCGTGCGGCCTTCTTCCTGTGTTAAAACCCCGGAATCCACATCCTGCCCGACGGTCAGAGAGGCGAGGTCTATTTGCAGTAATAGTCTCGACTGTGCGCCGAGAGCCGCTGAGCCATACTGGGTATGGGCCTGATAAATACAGGTGAAGCGCTGAGACGCTGTGCCTTTTGCAAATGGGTATTTTGAAAAACACTCTGAGACCGCAGCGTGCATATCCCCTCTGCCATGATCATCCGTGCACCCCGGAAGCAGCAGACTGACAGTGAAAAGAGCAAACACCCGCGCCGCGTGGAAAGACCATATGGACGGCGCCGGGTGGCTTTTATGGGCTCTGGCAGAACAAAAGGCGTGTGGGGGAAATGTCATGATCCGCGCATGTATCACATAAAATGAAAATTTCTTTCCAAGGAATAAAGAGGATAGTGCGGGAAAGCCAGAGGCGAGCGTGTATTTTCCCGCTCTGGCATTAGGGTGCGACAGTATGCGGCGCTAAAGCGTGTTTTTCAGCAGGGTTGCCGCGTCCAGAGTATTGTTCGAGAGGTTGCCTGAAGCCGTCTGGAAGGAAGAGCCGGATGCCATCAGGGACCGTGCCGAGACCAGACCGGTGCAGACCGTGCGGCTGCCCTGCGGGGTTTGTGTCTGTGTAAAAGTCTGTGTGCCGGTCAGCCTGACTTCCTGAAGGGTGATTTCCACCATCGGCATGGTGATACCGTGCCGCGCATCCCGCACCCAGCGATGGCCGGTAATGCTGACATTGCTGTATTTCCGCTCGGGTGTGATGACTGCGTAGAGTGAGAGGTCAGCTTCAAGCGCTGCCAGTGTATTGAAAAATGTCTTGCGAACATAAAGGGCTTCCACGCCTGCAAGGCGCGTGAGGTCCATCCCGGAAAAAAGGCTGGCTTCCGTGCCGGACAGGCCGGTTTCCGAGCCGTCACACACCATCAGCACGCGATGCTGCCGGGGTGTCTGCACTTTGCTGTAGGACAGAAATGCGCCGTCCTCCAGCGGGGCTGTGGCGATGGGACTGCTGCTTTCCGCCGAGACGGACATGACGCGGGCTGCGGACAGAACGCAGGTTCCGGCACTGGTAAAAATACCCCACTGGCCAGCGGCCTGACTGATCATCAGATCATCCAGCACCGTGCCGAGGCTGACGGACGCCGCTGCCCGGATGCCGGTTGTGACGGACTGCCCCAGCAAGGCGGGCACGCCTGCGGCAACGGGGATATCCCACACCGAAGGCAGGGTGACGGGCACCATGGGCATGGGAGGCTTCCTTTTTTAAACGGTGCCGATTGTGGCGAGGCTTGTAAGGGTGTGGCTGTCCCCTCCCCCCAGCCCTTGCAATGCCTGCGCGATGGCGTGCGGATTTCCGGACGGGACGGTGATGGTGACCGGGCCGATATGGGTCGTGGTTATGGGGAGCGTCGCATTTATGCCGGAGGCGGTGGAACGGGACGCAGCCGCGTTGAGCAGAGGCGAACCCGGCAGATAAGGTTGCGTTGCGTGCACGCGGCCTGCGTAATCCTGCAAACTGGCGAGGGCGCGGGAGAGTGTGCGGGTTTCTGTTCTGAGCGCGTCTGCCGGAGCGGTGTGCCGCTGCGTCCGCCCGGCGGGCATTTTTTCGGGCAGGAAGCCGAAGGGGAGGCTCTGACCGGCTGCCGGTCCGGAGAGATTGTGTGGCTTATCCGATCTGGGAAACGGCTGGTGTGATCTGCCGTATTTTGAGGAGAACGCTCTTGTAGCAAGAGGCGTTCTTTCTCCTGTATGGCCTGCGGGCTGATGGAGGAAGGCGTGTGATCCGTCGCTTTTCCGTGCCGTGTGACGCGCGGCCTGTGTCATGATGCGAACCAGAGCGGAGGACGCTGTACGGTCTGATTGCGGGTGGTGTGAGGGGGACGCGGCTGACTGTAAATTTGCAGATTTTTTTGGGTCAGTGGACAGGGTTGAAAAAGCTTTTTTCTCCGCGTGCTGCGAAAGAGAGAGTGGATGCGTGCTGAGGACCGCCATACCGGAGCGGGCGACCGGACGTTCAGCGACCGGGAGAGACAGAGTGCGGGGCAGACTGCCTGAGCGTGCGGTGCCTTGCTCAGAGTGTATGCGGACTGGTCTTTCCTGCAAGATGCGCTCTGCGGGAAAAGCTTTTCCAGTTTTTGAGAACTCGGCTTCTGACTGATGCTGCGGAAGATTGTGAGAGAGTCTGCGCTTTTGATCAGAACTCTGACCGGCCACCGGCAAGACAGAATCACCGATGTCGGCGGAGCGGGGCTGGCGGGCCGCAGACAATGAAACAGGCTGGGAGGATAAGGCCGGGTTCTGCTGTGAGACAGCCGCAGCAGAGGGAATGCTGAAAGGGGCGGTCTGTTGAATACTATGCGGGGCAGTATGGAAAGTCGTGGACAGGAGGCCGGGTGGACTGGAACGCGGTATGACCGGGAGAGCGCGGAAAGGTGGCCTGAAAAGTGGGGCCGCGGGAGGTGTCTGGTTTTGCCGCGATGTGCGCGCCCCGAAGGAGGCAGGGGCGGCAGAGCCGGACGTGGCGGGAGACGCCGGGAGCGGGCTGGCACTGGAAAGACGCGGGGCCGTGCGGCGGGTGGGGGTTTGACTGGATGCCGTGTTCAGTTCGGCCAGAAGGCGGTTCAGGCCACGGCCACCACTCAGGACGGCCAGAAGGCTGACGGCTTCCCCCCGCATACGGGCCAGTGCTGTGGCGGCCTGTGTGCTGGCCTGACGGGTGCCGGTGCCCATCTGCTCAGCACTCTGCCGGAGTTTGTCCAGAAGCTGTGTGGTCTGACGGGCCTCGGATTGCAGGGCGGAGGTGTCCAGCCCCAGCCGGACGACCAGTTCATCAATCAGCATTTCCGACATGCGCGGCGTTCCAGTTTTTGACGGACAGTATTTCCAGAAGATCGTAAAGATCTTCACTGTCATAAAGGGTTTTCAGCTCATGCAGGGTGGCGAGGCCTGCTGTGATGACCGCCGCCACTGCGGGCGAGACTGTTACGCAGCGGACGAGCGGGGTTTCTCCTGTGCGGTGTCTCCCAGCAAGGCCGCCACGACGGGGAAGAGCTGGTGTGCGGCGGCCAGCAAAAAACCCACATGCAGGCGGAAGGCTTCTGCCCGGACAAGGCCGAGAGTTTCCGGTTCTTCAAAATCTGTGGCGATAACGGCGCGGGTTGTCTCCGGGTGGGCGGGGTCCGGCCGCAGGGCGATGCACTGCATGAGGCGGTCCAGTGCGCGGTCCAGATCGGCTTCTTCCATAAAACCGAAAATTTCAATCCCCAGACTGGCCAGACCTGCAACCCCGGCCTCCGCCAGATCCGCCCCGACCCGCGCGCCACCCCGAATGGCGGCCTGAAGGATATGGCGTGACCATTTATCGGCTGAAAAGGCATCCATGCGCGTCAGGACAAAGCGTTTGCCTTCATCCGCCCCGGTTTTACTGTGCGTATACTCAACTGTTTTCATGAAAAATGTCCTGAAGATTTTACATAAAACGGAAGGGAAAGTGGGGCATCCCGTATGCGGAGTCGGCATGACGGGCCATGAAATCTGCTTTTTTGAAATAGATTCTGCAGGGCTGCTCAGATGGCGGCAGGCAGGACGCGTTCCCATGTGATTTCAAAATGGCGGGCTTCCAGCACCCGGCCTGCTGTGGGCACGCCGACGATGGAACGTAGCAGGCCACGCACCAGGGTATATTTGCGCCCGATGGCGGGGATCTGGATTTCAGCGCCCATGCGATACAGGCCGCGCCGTGCGTCCTGTGCCATGACAATGGCTTCAAAAATCAAAGCACTTTCACTGCTCGCGGCCAGAGCGATGGTCTGGGTAACGGGGTTTGGTATCCAGCCTGCGTTGAGGTAGCCGTCGATACTCATTGCGGTTTCAGCGAGTTCCCGTGCTTCTGTTTCAAACGCGCGGTCGGCGGCATAATTTTCCAGCGTGATGGGCGTGTTGTACAGCCCCGGCACGGTGATGGTGTAAACGGAATTTGCGGCTGTAATGTCATAATCAGACATGCAGGCGGGCCTCCTTGCAGGGGGTTTTATGGTGCGGGTTGAGCAGAAGTGTGTCGGGGCGTTTTATGACCCCTTTGCAGTGCGTCTGCCGGACTTTGACCGGGATTTTGGCCTGAGCGTGACTGCGCAGCCCTCTATCTGTTTTTGACTTCGGTCTTTTTATTATTGGTTTTTCAGCCGGTTTTTGACTGCGGGCTTTTTCACTGAAGTCCTTCTGCTCTGGGCTTTACTGGGCTTCTACAGAGGCCAGAGCGATAGACTGCACGGACTGACCATCCATGTAGAAAAACCGGCCCTGCACGGTGCCGCGTGCTGCGCGGACAGCGGCGGATGTGGTCGAGGCACCCGGCAGAAGATACCAGCCACGGGTGGAAAGGACGGTATCAATACTCCGCCCGGCATCCGCATTGACGGCCTGCTTCTGCGCATCGGACAAAGTGACATTGGGCTGAATGGCCCCGAAGGACAGGGCGGTATCAATCGTGCTCTGTACAGCGGTGGCGATCAGCGAATCTCCGACGGCGTTATAGGGGATCTGCCCGGCGCTGGAGAACAGGGTGATGAGGTCATTCTGGAAGCTGGCGTTCATCCAGATCTGGTTGATATAGCTATCTGCCCAGCTAAACGGACCGGAGACAGACCCGTTATTCAAAAAACTGAATGTGGAATCTGTGCTTTTGTAAGAGCCATAAAAGCTGTAGCCATTCCCGAGCAAAGCCTGCGCCTGTGAGGCTGTAAGGCTGGTGAGGGGCAGGACCGCGCTGTTGTTGCGGAACATCAGCGTTGTGCGCCCCCCGGCCCGGTTGGGGTTGAGGCTTGCGGCCCAGCCGAGGCACAGGGCGGCGGCCAGTGTGCCGCTGTTATTCTGCGCATTGCACAGGCAGGTCAGGCCCGGTGTGCTAGCTGCCGCAACGGTCGCCCCGAAGCTGGTTGTGGCATTGGCGCTGAGAATGGACGCATCACTATCCTGCACCACGCCCCAGTAGCGATTGGGGTGTGCGGCCAGCCATGTGGCGATCTGGGTTTTGGCGGCAGCTTCCGGCTCGGACGCGAACAGGAAGGGGGACCAGTCTGTCGCCTGATCGGCTGCGGTGGAGAGATAGGTGCCGTATTCCTCCGCAACGGGCGTGGCGGGAAGCTGAAAGAAATAGAGTTTTTCCGGTGTATCCTGCGCGTTTGTGTAAGCCGAGAAATAGATGCTGGCGATACTGGCTTCCACAGAGGTCGCACCACAGACAGCAGATACTTCCTCCGCTGAAGCGAATGAGGAAACGCCAGATGACAGCGCCGTATTCTGGGAAAAGACCATGCCGTTGAGCAGGCTGACAGTGCCACCCGGAGAGAGAACGCCCGGTGTGACGGTGACGAGGGAGCTGATGGGAAGCGTCATGCGGAAGGAGAACCCTGTGAACTTGTGACATCTGCCAGCACGAGCCGGGCCGCAGACGCCATGGATTGTGGAAGTGAGAGGGCGAAGCTGGCCTGAAGGTGCAGGTCGATCTGCCAATGCTCTTCATATTGCTGCTCTCCGTTGACAAACGGGAGCTGGCGGGCGGACCCGGCATAGAGAGGCGCAATGCGCGGGATGTCTGCCGGGCTGGCGAGCAGTCTTGCAGATGGGGCGGATGCAGCCGGTGCAGGTGCGCTTTGCTGAAACGTCGTGAAAAATTCTGCAGCCCAGCCATTCTGGAACAGGGTGCTGATGCGGTGCAGGTTGTCAGCAGCACCCTGCCCGAACAGGCTGACCTGCACGGTAACCTCCTGCTGTTGCAGGATGATGCGGCTGGTGGCCGTGTAGCGCGTGGCACTGGTGGCGACGGGCTGATGGAGCAGCACGGCCATAAGAGCAAACGGCCCGTTGGGGGCGGGCATGCGGTTTTGTCGGGCGAGCAGCACGGGCACATCCGGCGGGAGAACAGCCAGCAGAAAAGCCCGCAGGGCGGTAGTCAGCGCTGCTGTTACGGGAGGCAGGCTGACGGACGCTGACGGGTAACCAGAAGTTTCGACCATTGGCCGCCTCCCCATGTTTCGGGCTGGCCTGTGACCAGCCATTCCGAGCCTTCAAACACTAAAATATCGCCACCGAACTGGTGGGCGCGGTCGATGCCCTTGAGTTCCGCTGGCAGGTAGACCACGCGCGTATCTGTGCTCTGGTTCAGCCCGGCAACCTGTGTGAGATCCGCGCTGGAGGCGGCCTGCACCATGATACGAAGCAGGAGGTCCTGATAGAGCGGAGTGACTGTGCCATCGGGCTGAGTGCTGTGCCCCTCCTGCGCGCGCAGGGTCGCGACGATGGGGGGCGTCAGGCTGCTGATCTGCGCTGCGGCGAGGCGAAACAGGTTTTTCATGTATCCACCTGAAAGCTGACGCTGTTTTGCAAGGTTCCTGTTTCCACCAGAGGGTTATCAAACCCTTTATGCCGGACTGTGGACGGGGCGTTGGGTGGGGTGTGGGTTTGCCGGATGGTGTCGGTGATATCCGCCTGCATACTGTGCCCCAGTGCGGTCAGAGCCTGTGAGGTAGAGGCGCGTGCTGTAAGGGTTTTCAAAAGAGTTTTGAAATTCTGGAGGTTCTCGGAAGAAGACTGTGTGGCCCCTGCCCCGCCAGAGGAAGTGCCTGCGCGTGTGCGAAGGCTGGCTCTGAGGGCGTCGGCTAACTGGCGCACCCACGCGTTGCGGCAGCGCGCGATGGTCTGGCGCAGGAACGGGCGTGGTGGAATGACGATAGGATGCCCGACCCTGCCCTGCACGACCGCGCCAAACTCCTGCACCGCAGCGATAGAGGCAACAGGCGTGCCGTCTGCTTCCCTGTCTGTTTTGAAAAACCCGGCTTTGACAGCGGGAGTCTGGGAGAAGGACATGCCGGGTGGTATCGGCATTGCTGCGGATGGCGGCCCGGACAGATATGTTGCGGCAAGTTCGACAGGAGAGAAGGAGGCGGCCGTGGGGCTGGCTGACATGGGCGTGGGCATGGGCGTAGACGCGGGCGCGAGTATGGGCATGGAAGCAGGGCTTTTTCTGACGGCGATTTTAGGGAAACGGGTGTAAATCCGTCTGACCGAAACCGGTTGAGACGCTATCGGGTGCGGCGATGTGAGGCCCGTCTGCTATGGCCATGACAGCGGGGTTTGCGGGGAACCCGGCACATAGCGGGCGGTGCGCAGGAACGCCGTGGCCGCCCAGTAGGCGGCACCATAAGGCGTTTGCATCCACCAGGACTGAGAGGCCGTGACTGGCCCCATGTCCGCCTCTACCGCGACGCTGCCCATACGGGCGGACGTAATGCGGCCAACCAGTGTGGGCTGCTCCTGCCCGGCCGGAGCCGCCGCCCCAAACCCGAGTTGCGCCAGATGGGCGGTGATCAGCCCCAGCAGGATGGCGCGGCGGGAGAGGTTGCTGACAGGTGAGGTTTCGTCATTCGCCAAAAACAGGCTGGCCTGATCAAAACAGGCCTGTGCGCCCTCTGCCCCGACGGTGGCGAAGAGCGCGGGGTAGCGGGTTTGCCAGACCTGCGCGTCAAACAGCACGGAGGGCATTGGGACTTTCCTTTACGGAACTGGCTGGGAATAGGGATGGAGCCGCACCCTGCCCTTCAGGCCGGGGTAATGCCGGGGGCGGGCGTGGCGGGGTTGAGCGGTTCCGTGCCCGTGCGCAGGGCGGCCTGTTCCCGCGCCTGCCCCGTGGCTTTTTCCAGCGTTGTCTGCGCGAAGATCAGGCCGTTTTTCAGCAGCGGGTAATCCGCGTAGGCGCGGGACCACGCGGCCCAGAACTCTGCCGGGACAGGGGTCAGGCCGTAGCCGCCGATCACGGCGGAGGCGCGGGTGCCCGCCAGCTCATGCCGGGCTTCCCCCAGTGACAGCACGAGGCCGTTGGGCAGTTTGCAGCCGATGGTGACGGTGGAGGGTGTGGCCATGCCGGGATGTTTCCTTGCAGTGAGGGTATGAGAAAAGAAGGAGGATATGCCGCCGCGCTGATGGGGGCTTGCGGGCCAGAAAGGTGCAGGTCAGATACGTGCCAGCATGATGCTTAAGGGAGCAGTTTTTACAGGCCTGCCATGGTGGCGATGCCTGCGGGGACGTAGATGATGGCGCCCCATGTGCCCTGAGAGAGTTTCTGCTTCCATGCGGAGGCGTCCGTCACCACGGCGTGGGTGCGCAGTTTTTCCGTAAAAGCGGTTTCTGCCGTTTTCTGTGCGCCGACATGCTCGGCCATGATCTGCATGGTCTGAGTGGTGCTGCCGGCGGCATCCCCATACTCGACCGCCTGCACAAAACGCAGGTTGGGATAGGTATCTTTCAGGAGGGAGGCCGCAGACAGGCCGAAACTGTTACGGCGGGTGAGCAGGCCCATGCGCGTGGGGGACAGGCCGAGAACCATCGGGGTTTCCGTATCCACCAGCCCGGCAGTCTGGCTGCGGAGCTGATTGATGAGGGCAATGACATCATCCTGCCGTTCTTCCGGCGTGGCGGCGGCCCAGCCGGTGCCGCCTGCGGCCTTGATGGCGGGTGTGATGGCGGCAGGCAGGCGCGGGTCATTCAGATACCCATACAGGCGCAGGCCGTTGATCCCGAAAAAATAAGTCTGGTTCTGAAACTTATTCAGCTTGAGAGCCGCGGCTTCCCTCAGGCTGGCGGCCCACTGGAGGCGGGCCTGACCGGCCAGAGCCAGTTCCATTTCCCCCCACGAGACAAACACCTGATAATGGTAGGACTGACGGTCCGGGTAGGTGGGGTTCAGGCTGACCTGACCGTTGCCGTTCCAGTCTCCATAGCTGGAGACCTCGCCGGTTGTCTCGATCATCGGGAAAATGGCGGTGCGGGTCACCCAGTCCCCCTTGCGGACCTCGCCCAGCAGTTCCGCCGCACGCATGGGGGCGAAGGCGACCTTGATAAGGGCCGGATCGACCCATGCACTCATGAAGGCCGGGATGCCGCCGCTGGCGGTGGTGGACAGCGCGGGCTGGGCGTCCTGCGCCAGCGCATCCGACGCGAGCAGGCTGTTGGCGATCATGCCGCGTGCTTCCGGCATGATGAAACCGAGGCGATTAAGTTCTGCCAAATGTGTTGTGAAATCGCTCATACAGCGTGGCTCCAGCTTGAGATTTTGACAAGGTCACCCGCAGCACCAGCCGAGGCGACGTAAAAACGGGTCTGCACGGCACCGGAGACGGTGGTTCCGGCAGCGGCAGTGCTCAGACTGCCATCGGTTGTCGCGGCAAACACGGCCTGCCCCGGCGTGGCGGCGGTGGTGCTGGTGGCCCAGAAATCCCCCGCCGTGAACAGGCTGACCGGAAAACCCTGTGGGATGGTCAGGCTACTTTCATCAAACAGGCTGCTGATCTGGCCAGAAAGGTCCCGATGCACGAAGCCGTCCGGCGCGGTGGTGGTGCCGCTGGCGGGCGCATTGGCCACGCTGCGGCCATCTGTCTGCACCCAGCCGAACGCGCCGATGGTGCACCCTCCGGCTGCGGCGACCAGAGCGCCCTTCCCCGCCGGAAAGGTGGCTGTGGGGTTGAGGGATGCGAAATCTCCCGGCAGGCCGGGGGCGGGCTGGGTGTTGATCTGTGTCTGAAAAGCCATGAATTATGCTTTCACCGTAATGCGGCCGAGGCCGAACGTGTCACGAAAAGAGACGGTTTTTTCAGCATCCATCCCGAGCGGGGCTGCTTTTTCCTTCAGGCGGGCAACCTGCTGGAACAGGGGCCTGTAAGCCTCTTCCGGTAGGCCGGTGAGGTCCATGCCCTGTTCACGCAGGGCAAAGCCGTAGACAGCGGTGGCGCTGTCCATCGTGACATCCCCCACAAACGGGCGCACGGCGGCGCGGGCGGTATGGAGGGCTTCCATCCGGCGAATAACATCCGCTTCCGCCTGCTGGACGGCCTGTGTGAGGGCGGCGTCCATTGTGGTGGGGACTGGAGCGGGTGCGGTGGTCGGGGAGCCGGAAGGCTGCGACGTTGGCGGCGTGGCAGGCATTACCCGGGGCTGTGTGCCGGGGCTGGCGGAGAGGACCGCCGGAGGATGGCTGGAGGAACAGTTTGCAACAGACAAGGGGTTTTCCGTTTTTGTTGGACTCGACTGTGTCTGTTCTGACGGCTGGAGTGTGGGGTGTGTCATGGAAGCATGATCCCTGTGGAGTGCGGGAGCGGAATCACCAATGATGGCGGTTTTCACGCGTGGTTGCGTGACGAGAGCGAGGTGATTGAACGTGATATCTGTCATGGTCAGGCTGTAGGGCATGCCACCATGCACGCCGCCCTGTGGGATGGCGCGGTAGCGGTAGCCTGCTGAAACAGCCCGTTGCTGCCCGCTTTCTATGGCGGCAATGGCGGACTGGTCCCACACTGTCAGGCTGCCGATCAGGTTTGGGTTTTCAAACCGGACATCGCTCCCGACGGCACCTACTGTGATTTCTTTGGGGTGGTCCTGCGCGGAGACGGGCTGGTGCTGCATGAGGATGGGTTTGCCCGCCATGCTGGCAGCGGCGCGGGCGAGAGCGTCTGGGTCCCGATAGACCTGATACAGCTTATCAGGGTCCAGCCCCAGAGCCTCAGCACCGGGGATTTCCGACCCGTAATAGGGGCAGACCGTGGCAGCGGAGAGGATGCAGCGGGCAATGTGGAGGTGACCATCGACATCCGTGCGGCGCACGGAACGGTCCAGCGCCAGAACAACGGCGTCCCGCCCTTTACCGAAGGGGGTCTCTGGCGTGCAAAGAGCACCGGAACTGCGGGGAATGGTGGAGGCTGGAGCGGGATCTGCGGCGTGATTGGGCATGAGAGAGGGTGCGGATGCTGATGTTGAAGCGCGGTGGGCGAACGGGCCGTGTGTCTGGCTGGGAGGGTGCCCGGAACTAGCGGGAAACGGAGGCTGAGCGGGCGGGTCAGGCGGCGTCATGCTTTGTCCTGTCTCGGGATTTTTGGAAAAGGTTGCCTGCCCAAGAGCGTGGGCGGCTTTGGGGGATGTGACCCGGAACGTGCCGGGAGGCGGGTTCAGGCCGCCGGGGGTGCGCCTGCAAGATTGACGGCGGCGTACTGGCCGCTGGTGTCATGCGCGGTGCGGGAGCGGGCTTCCGTGGGGGTGATGATGCCGGAGCGGATGTTCTGGGCGTCGATATCCGCGCGGGTTTTCTGGAGCGTGGCGCGGGAGAGTTCATCCATCTGCCAGAGGGAGACGAAGGTAAAGTCGATCTCCGCGTCGATCTCGCCCCACAGGTTGAGCATGACCATGTGCAGGATGGTGGTCAGGTTTTTGCGGTAGAGTGTTTCCTGAAATGCGTGCACGCGGTCATAGAAAACGCGGATTTCTCCGTCTGCTGAGGCGTTCAGGCCGCTGGGGGTGATGCCGGTGAATTTGACCAGCGGTTCCTGCGCTACCGCGCACATCTGCTCCTGTGCCTGCGCTTGCAGACGGTCCAGCCCCGCGAGGGGGGCTGCCAGAAGCTCCAGCTTTTCCCGGTCCTTATCCAGCACGAATGTGCCGCGATTGGAGCGGAAGCGGTTGAAGGCTTCCACACGGCTGAGGAGACCCTCCGGGTCCTGCGCGTAGGCGGACATATCTGTGGAGAGGGCCACGATGGAGAACGCATTGAGCAGGTCTGACACGGACTGGCGGGTGCGCAGCCAGTTGTCCACCGCCGGGCGCGCCATTTGTGAGAGTGACAAACCGCCGAAATTATAAGCGGGTTTCAGCAGATCCGGCACCGGCCGCGAGATGAACTGCAACAGCCGTGTGCTATGCAGCAGGCCACCCTGCACCCACCAGCGGGAGGGCTGGTAGAACTCGGCACTGAGAGGGTTTGTGGTGTCATACTGGTCTGGCGTGGTCCAGACGGGCTCGATCGGCACGAGGGCGCGGAGGGAGCCTTTGCGGAAGGTTTCCGGCCGGAGCAGCAGAGGGGCTTCCAGCCCGCCGCCGGTGCGGGGCTGGCCGGTATCCACATAGAGCAGACCCATGCCGTAATAACCATCATACTCCGCCATGCGGCGCAGCACGTCCCGCACGTTCAGGCGGATGAATTCCTGCTCCAGATCGGCCAGACGCTGCTTTTTGTCCGCTGTGCCACGGGCGCGGAAGGTGATCCATTCCCGCGTGGCCTCTGCCGCGATGACCTCCACCATATGCCGGTATTCGGCCCGCTGGGACATTTCCGCCAGACGGGGGTAACCGGGGAAGGCCACACCCTCCGCCACTGCCTGCCTCAGCCAGCCGAGCAGGCCGGGACTGGTGGAGGCGGTGCTGTCCATCGCCAGATGGGTGCGGCCATCACCGCGCACGCCTCTGGGCGGCTGGTAGGGCCGGAAGATGTCTGCCTGTGGCGGAAGGCTTTGCGCACGCAGGGTTTCCGCCATGTCACGCGGGCCGATGCCGTGAGGAGCGTTCTGGCTGGCGGAAAGCGGGCTGCGCGGTGTGCTGGCTGAGGCGAGCGGAAAGCTGAAGCGCGGTTCCTGTCGGGCAGCAGCAGGTGCTGGAGGCGGCACATAGGGCAGGACTGGGTATGAAGTGGGTGAAAAACCTGATGGGCAAGGTGCAGGGGAGATCAGGCTGGCTGCGGGACCTGAGGAGGACCGCGCCGGGGATGGGACATGTTCGGGAGACCGGGCGCGGGCCGGGAGCCAGCGGGACAGGAAGGGCGGGCGGGACATGGGGGAAGTCTCCGGAGCAGAGGGCGACTGGAGCGTATGCGGGGTGGTGCGCTCACAAAAACGTAGGCGACGGAACCCGAAGCCTGTAAGCGGGTTACGGTTTGCGGATTGTCAGAATTGAAGGAACAGCCGGTATGACAACAGGTTTGACAAAAGCACTGGCAGCGGGACTGCTGCTGGGCGTTATGGCATCCCCTCTGGCCCGTGCGGCGGAGACCGCCACCGGGACGCTGGTGGGCACGGACGGAGCGAATGTGGGCACTGTGACGGTGACAAATGCACCGGGCGGCGTGCTGCTACGGGTGAACGCGCGTAACCTCACGCCGGGCTGGCATGGGATGCATTTCCATGAAAAAGCTAGCTGTGAAGCCCCGAAATTTACCAGTGCCGGCGCGCATGTGCATACCACCAAGCCGGTGGTGCATGGTCTGCTGCATGAAAACGCAAATGATAACGGGGATTTACCGAACCTGTATGTCGGGCCGGATGGTCAGGCGACGGTGGAACTCTATTCCACACTGGTTTCTCTCAAACCCGGCACCACACGGGCAGCCTTGCTGGAGAATGGTGGCGCAGCACTGGTGATCCATGCGCACCCTGATGATTACACAACGCAGCCGATTGGCGGGTCTGGCGACCGGGTGGCCTGTGCGGTGCTGAAAGCGGATTCCTGA